GATGCGCATTACAACGTCATCGATGAGCCAGAATTTTTCATTGTTGTAGTGCTTGCCAACGATTGCCTCATCAAGAATCTGAAGCGACGCAAATTCTACGCGTGGCCATATCTTCCTAAGCCAAGACCTAATCAGTCTGTGTTCCTTTATCGCAAGAAAGATGACGATATTCAAAGGCTGTGGGTGCTTCCTGAGGCAGCGACGATGGCAAACCTTTCAGAGATGCACCAAGTCCCTGAAAAGTGGGCTACCATGAAGCTGTGGAGCGATGCTTTCTTTAAGGGCACATTCTGGCACACCATCCGAAATCAACATGGTATCAATCACCTATCCGAGCATGAGTATCTAAAACTGCACAGGGAAGAACTCATTCAGGCGGGATGCAAGGAGCCCACGTTCGACATCATTGATCCCTTCGACTTTGGAAAGGCTTTTGGAATGGAAGTCGTAAATCCTTTCAAAGCCGAGATTCCTAAGCTTTCTGCTCAAGGAAGAAGAAAGGCAAAGTGAAGAGATCGGCAAGTCCCCAGCCATTATCATGAGAGATTTGTTGTAAGACTCAAATTGTTTTTTGATATTTTCGATATTTTCATTAATATGTTTCTTAAAAACTTCAGGATCAACGGACATGAATTTACCAACAGATCAAGTTGCTACAAAAGAAGTAACACAATCCACAGTTGCAGTGCAACAAACAGAAGCAGAACCTCAAAATCCTGCTGAGGTCAATTGGAAGAATTTCCGGGAAGCTAGGAAAAGAGAACGAGAAGAAAAGCTCCAATTAGAGAGAAAAACTCAAGAGCAAGAAAGTCAGATGGCAGCCATGAAGGCAGCTATGGAGTCTATGATAAAGCCGCAAACAGAGTCTGTGGAATTATCCGATGATGATATCCTAAACCAGAAGGTAGCAAAGGCTCTTCAAGCAGAAAGAGACCGATTCACAACAGAGCAAAGACTGAAAGAACAACAAGAGTTACCCTACAAGATTCGCTCAGTGTTCCCCGACTTTGAGCAGGTATGTTCTCAAGAGAACATGGATTACCTAGATTACCACTATCCCGAGGTTTCTAAAGCGCTTGAATCAATGCCAGATGGGTTTGAAAAGTACGCGACCATCTACAAAGCAGCCAAGCGATTCTTACCCAATACAAACGCTCAGAAAGAAGTGGATAAAGCTAAAGCTAATCTATCAAAGCCTCAGTCTATATCAAAGGTAGGATCAGACGCTTCTATCACTGAAGACTCAAGACGTTATCTAGACGATAAGAGAAGGTCTGACAACTGGTTGAGAATGCAGAAGATAATGCGAGGGTCTTGATTTTCTAGAAAGGCCACCAGACAACTTTTTTGCCATGATCTTCTACCCATTTAGCGTGCCTCTTCATGAAGTCGAGCTCTTCCCTCATTTCCTTGACTTGAGCTTCTAGTCTTTCGATATCGTCATGGTGGGAATAGGTTTTGTAAGATAATGAAGTGCATCCAGCTGCGACAGCTATTGCGATGCACAGGATGCATATTTCTGAAGGTTTCATCGACTCCTCATTTTGTTTAACCGTATATTCAGGCTTTCTATATCTTTGAGCAAATCATCAAGCTCATTTCTATGAGATTTTCGGTCATTGTTTGACTCCCCTCGATTCCATAGAAAAAGGGATATCATGACACCCACGATGGAAAACACTCCGAAACCGATTGCGATCACTATGCTTAGTACTTCTGTGTTTGTCATATACGTATTCTTTTTCGACTATATCATATCAAAAGCTTAGCTTTTTAAAAGCTAAAAGAAAATTTTGCTCAAAAACGCCTCCACATAGCAACGTGAGCGGGAAAGCATTTTGTTTTCCCATTCCAAATTAAATAAATTTTTTGTAAAATCAGCTTTGACAGTATCGCACCTCGTCAGTGCATCGGGCTGTGTGCCGCGTTTCGCCTAGCGGACAATTATATTACTAATCCTTATTGGATTATATTATGACAGCATCTACAGGGATTACCACGATAAGCAATCTAGCTCCAGAAATGCCTTTGCAAGCTAGTGAAGACTTATTGTCAACCCCAATGTTTAACCTCATTTTCTCCTTCGGTGCAGATCTGCACTTTGCGGAAGCCTATATGGGCCGCACAGTCCGTCTCAGCCGTTTTGAGAGATTGTCTACTGACGGCGGTCAGCTTGATGGTTCTGGTATTGATCCAGCACCTGAAGTTCCCGTTCGTTCAGATGTAGACGCAACTGTTGAGATCTATGGCAAAACCATAGTGACCAACGAGCAGGTTGCGCTCTTTGAAAATAGCAAAACGTTAACGAAGTTTACCGCTCTCCTTGGTCAGTGGCTGAGAGAGAAGGAAGACCTCTTAATGAGAGACCTTTACGCTAGCTCAGCGTCGTACATTAACTGTACGGGTGGAGTTAACGGTAGAATGATTGCCGTTATAAAATCTTTGGTGATGGACTCGAAACTCGCAGCGTGAAAGACGGCGACAACGAGGCGCAAGCAGGGAAACCATGCAGCGTGAACGTAGCAAGCCCAGAGACCCAGAAATGGGATGCAGTGCTCTGAACAGTCGGGAAACCGATTGAGGGAAGTGCAATAGGCTTCCTCGCCAGTAGGTAACATTTTGTAACCAACTGGTCATAAAGTAACAGAAAAGGATCAACCCTCGGAGATCTCTCGTTCTGATGTGAACAACATCGAGAGGATCTTACTTGGTAACGACGCCAGGTCTATGTTGGAAGTAATCGAAGCCGAAAATAAATTCGGCACGTCTCCAACTAGAGATGCTTTCCTTGCGCTTGCAAGTACGGATATCACATCCGATTTGCAAAACGTATCAGGAGTGCTTCTCAAGAACGCTTATCCTTCACAAGAGGGTCTGCGTCCTGAAGAGTATTGCTCGATTTCGCGCTTTAGATTCTTCGTGTCTTCACGGGGTATCAAAGTTCCGAATTCGTCCATGCTCGGAGCGAACGTTTATAAAGTCCCAATGTTCGGTCAAGCAGCTTAGCCGAATTAAAACCATCTCTAATTGACTCGGAGGCCCGATGGGGTAACGAGGCGCAAGCGAAAGCAGCGTGAGAGACTAAACGAGATGGACTCTGCAAAGAGTATGCAATAGTCCGATCCACTCGAATATATGAAGGAGTGGAGGCTGACAGAAATGATCAGTCCGCTTAAACACCTTTTTGATTTAGGGCTTTGACCTTATGGTAAATGTCATTCTTAAGAAGCAAGATGGAATCTCTCCAAGAATAAAAATCTTTGGCAAGACTTCCTTTTCTCTTCCTGCTGATATCTATAAGTCTAAGAACTTCCTTGGCCTGTTCAGATTTATGAACAAGATGAGGAAGAGTCCTTTTCAAGATTTCTTCGAGATTTTTGCCAGATATATGAAGATCAAGAATGGAACTATGGAGATTGTATCTTCCTTTTTCAAGGAAAAATACATTTCCTCCAAACCGTTCCATCATCCATTTAATAACAGGATATTTTGTGTTTCCACATCTTATATAAGGTCTAAAACACAAATATTTCCCATGTGCTTTTCTTTTATTGATGCATATGCAGCACTCTGCGTCTATAAATCCAGACATATATTGATAGTCAGTTTCAGATGGCTCGATTGTATTTTTCAAAAGATTCATTTCTTTTGGGAAATTTTCGTATGCAGGATTTTGTCCTCTCTGAATTTTTATCAATTTTACAAGTTGATTTCTTTTGCAAGGTTCAAATTCCTTAAAGTTCATGCAAGTCAAGCATTGATCTTTTTTCTCTATAAGAAATGGCAAAATATTTTTAAGAAATCCGTCATTCGGAACGTTTTTCCTGTAAAGGAAAAGTTGTGCTTGGTTTTCGATAATCTTCTTATGTTTATAAATAGAACCACCAAAGTTTTCTTTTATAAAATTAAGACATTTTATTTGTTTTCCACATATCGAAATTTGACAAAGGTAATCTGTACATTTTACTGGAGATATTTTTCTTCTTCTTTCTCTTTTGGAGACGTTCAGAACGAAACTTCCGTCTCCATCTATGTATCCAGCAAGATAAGGAAAAGGTTTATCTTTTTGCATAGGTATATTGTACAGTCATTTAAGTTAAAAAGTAACAGATTGTTAGAAGCCACTTCCAAAATCGAGCAGAACACTTACTCAGCCGTTGTAGGATATCGCCCACCATGGGTTGTATCTTCTGTGGCTCAGAACTGTCAGCTGTACGCTAAGTTTGCACTCGCTCGCGCGATTACAAACCAAAACTGGCTGTCAGGACTTAACTGTACACAAAGACTGTAAAGGAGGGGATCATGTTTACATTGCTAATGCAAGATTCTTTCATTTCTACGGGATCTGCGTACGATATCGATCTTCCAGGTGATTGGAGCTCCATTGAAGTAACAAACGTTACTCAAGCAGGCACCACTCAAACACCAGGAAGAGGCTTTAAATTTGAAGCTGTAAAAGGCGATCCGGAAGGCAGCCAGCTCAGATATTTCAAATCTGATGGTTCTAATGCCGTGAATGTAGATACCGACTCCTCAGGCGGATTTACATATTACGAAAGCTTTCCAGCTCCTGGCCCGCAAGTGTCAGGAACTGCTATCACAGCAGCCAACCCAGCCGTTGTTACCATGACCAACACGTTCTCTAATAATGATCGTGTTGTGCTTTATGGAACGACAGGGATGCTTCAAATTGCTGGCATGAGTTTTACCATTTCCTCCGTTTCCGGTTCTGGATTTACTCTCTTGGGTCTCGACTCAAGCGCATTCTCCGCTCCTGCCACGGCTGTGAAAGCAAGGCTTGTATCTCCTGTTGATCCTGTTGCTCCTATGACTCTCTACGTGACTAAAATCACACAAGCGAGTCAAGCTGTTGTAACAGTGTCCACAAAGCATGATTACCAAGTGAATCAGTTGGTACACTTTAGTGTTCCTTCTTCAATGGGCATGCAGCAGATGGATCAAAAGACGGGCAAAATTGTCGCTGTGACGGATTATACCATGACAGTGGACATCAATAGCTCTTCTTTTAGCGCCTTTGCTTTCCCTGCAAGCTCACTTTCGCCAACATCTAGATTGTTTGCGACTGTGGCTCCAGCAGGTCAAAGAAATGGCTACAATGTGGATCAAGTGCCGTTCCACAGTGGGCTTTTCATTCCTTTTATCAGGCTTGCAGCCGGTGCT